AACAACAAAAACAAAGATGAATACAATCAGCCTGATCCTCTGCCTTCTGGCAGCCATCGTTTGCGCCTGTGCTTTCGGCGCTCACATCGGAAAGAAACTCGGAAGCAAAACCACGATGAGCAATATCGCGGAGGGAACGCACGATAACAGCGTGACGCGCCTGACCGATGCCGCCATCACAACCCGGCACCTGCTCTACAAAGTAGGCAGCGACGGAAACCACATCGCCGCATGCGGCGCTGCGGAAATCCCGATGGGCACTGTCGCCGATGAAGCCAGCGCAGCGGAGGAATACGTTGCGCTTCAGCTCCTCGGTCGCGGCCCGACTCGATTGCTCGTCGCAAACGAAGCCATCACTGCGGGCGAACAGGTGTTCACCGCTGCGAGCGGCAAGGTGCAAGACCTGCCCGGCTCCACCGCGACGGTTTACCTCGTCGGCACTGCGCTCACCGCAGCGTCCGCCGATGGAGACCTCATCGAGGTGGATACCTGCGTGCCGGTCAAAACTGTCATCGCCTAATCCATAGCGCGCTGACGCAAACAACAAACCAATCGAAAGAACCAATCGAATGAAAAATCAAAACTACCTCGTGGAAACCATCGCAAACGACGGCCTTCCACTTCTCACGCTCGAAGCGGGTCCGAACCGGAACCCGGCGGGCTTTATCGGGCTGGCGAATGAAAACCGCTTTGACGGTGCATTCCTCAGCCAGCCACTCACCGATTACGCCACCGGCTGGAACGGCAGCGATGAAGCGCGCAGGCTCAAGGAGCTGCTCGATTTCCTCGCTCCGGAAGTCCCGGTGGGGCGTCGCTTCGAGTTCAAGACCGCCGACAACGCCGAGGCGCTGCTCTCCGAAACCGACGACATCCGCGCCATCGGCAGCGGGTTCAAGCGGGTGGAATACAAGGGCGGAACCACAAACTCCAAGACCTACAACAAAGGTCTCACGGGTGTTCTCGACAAAGACGAAATGCAGCCAGGCGACGAAGAGCTGATGACCTCGCGCCTCATCGCGCGTTTGCTCCGTAGCGAAGTCCGCCGCGCGGCGACCGCGTTGCTTGCAATCGACGATAGCGGCACAAACAAGACCTGGGGAAGCTCTGCCGACCCGGATGGCGACGTTCTTGCGGCACTCGACTCCGGCGGCGACAGTTCCGGCCTTGAACCAAACCGCGTTCTCTTTGGTCGCGGGGCATGGTTGAAGCGTCGCACGGCATGTGCAGCGCAGGCCACGGCCGGCGCGTTTGCCGGTGCATCCATCCGCACTCCGGCGGAACTCGCCGAGATGCTCGGCGCGGAAGGTGTGATGCAGACCAATCTGCGCTACCAATCCGCCGCTTCGACGAAATCCAAAATCGTCGGTGCCTACGTCGTCGTGTTCAACGCACAGGCGAACATCGGCAAGGATGACCCGTCGAACATCAAGCGCTTCATCACCCGGACCGGATCGCCGTTCCAGGTGTTCCGTCAGGAGTTTGCCAAGACCATCGAAATCTCGGTGGAGCATTACTCGCACATCGTTGCGACCGCGACGGTGGGAGCGAAGAAGCTGAACATCAGCTAAACCTGTCCTGGGCGAAAGCCCGACTCATACACCGCGCAGAGGGTTTCTCTTGCAGGGGCTTCGCCCTCTGCGCGGCAGTGAGTCGGTTTCTCAACCGACAACAAACGCACCTTTTATGAGCTGGGAGACACTTACCATTGCAGACCTGAAAACCTACCTCTCCGGCGGGGAGTATGATGGACTCACCACGGCGGCGCTTGCGAGCGGGCAGGATGCGGATGAAGTCGTGGAGTCTGTCATCGCCGATACGATTCAGCTCGTGCGCGGCTACGTCGCCGGGTGCTCGCAGAACACGCTCGGCAGCGGGGCCACGATTCCGCAGGAACTCAAAACGCCCGCGCTCGTGATTGCCCGCAGTTCCATCTTTGGCCGGTTGCCCGGCATGCAGGCGCTGAATGACGACACACGGCAACAGGCGGTTCGCGATGCGATGGCGCTACTGCGCGATGTGGCGGCATGCCGTTTCAAGCTTGAACAACCCGCGACTCCGACGACGCAAGTCGTGAGCGGCCCGGCTGTGGAAGTGGTGAACAGCCGCACGCGGACGGTGACACGCGAGACGATGGGGGGGCTGCTTTGAAACACTCTTTCAACCGCAGAGAACGCAGAGAGCGCAGAGGGTTTGTTCCATGCGTCTCTGCGTTCTCCGCGCCCTCTGCGGTAAAATACGCGTATGGAATTTGACGAGCCGATGCCGTTTGAGGAGGCGCTCGATTTCATCCGGGCGAAAGGATTGCTTCCGACTTCGCTCGGCTCTGCGCAGATTCGCGAGAAGCTCCAGGGCGAGCTGACGCGGCGCTCGATTTTCTCCGCCCGCGTGACGCAGGCCGATATTCTCTCGACGCTCCAGGATGCGGTTGCCGAGCTTGCGGCGGGGGATGTGGTCGGTTCGTCATTCTCCAGGGCCAAGGCGAATCTGCTCTCTGCGATTCGTCGCACCGGCTACGCGCCGGACCCGGACGATCGCGGAAGCGTGAAGGATTTGACGAGCGATGCGCGGCTTCAGCTGATGATCGAGACCAACGTGCTCGATGCGCAGGGCTACGGCACTTTCACGGCGGGCAATGATGCCGTGGCGCTGGAAGTAAACCCCGGACAGGAACTCGTGCGCTTTGGCAACCCGGACCGTCCGCGTGAATGGAACGAACGCTGGCAGGCTGCAATCGCGGAGACCACGCAGGAAGGCGCTACGGATGGCAGTGACCGCATGGTTGCGCTCAAAGGGCATCCGGTTTGGCGTGCGCTCGGTCGCGGCGCGGGCGGGTATGAAGACACGCTCGGGAATCCGTGGCCACCGTTCGCTTTCAACTCCACGATGGGCGTGATTCCCGTGAGCGCCGACGAGTGCGAAGAACTCGGCATCCTTGCGCCTGGCGTGATGAATCCCGGCGAGGCCGAACCCGGACTCAATGACAGCCTGCGCGCGGACTCTTCGCGCTTCACTCCCGCGCTCGCCGCAGTACTCGCTGGCGATCCCGAGCTACGGATGCGTGGCGGGGTGATTTCGGTGCGGTGAAGGACCACTAATATTCACTGATGGACACTTATTGCATTTCGTAATTCATGCAAATCCGCATCGCCACATCCGACCTCTCGAAACCGCAGCGCGAGCGGCTCGCGGCGGCGATGCGCTCACCGGCGCAAATCGGGCGGGCGATGGCGGAGAGTGCGCTGCCGCTTTATCAGCGGCAGATGGCTACGAATGCGCGCTCGAATCGCAATCGCTTTGGTGCGCGTTCCACGTTCTGGAATCGCATGAATGCGGGGACGCGTGGCGGCGTGACGCCAGCGGGCGGCGTGGTGATGATGCCGAGGGAAATGCGGCTGCGGGTGAATGGTGGAACGGTAAGGCCGGTGAATGCGAAGAACCTCACCATCCCGCTCCGCGCGGAGGCGTATGGGAAATCGCTGCGTCAATTCGAGCGCGTGTTTTTCTTCCGCAAGGGCGGACGGCTTTTCGGTGCGACGCGCAGCCTCGGCACTCCAAAATCGCGACGCGGAGGAACGGCGCAAAACAAAGACGGCTCGCGCAAGCTTGTGCAGAGCGACGACACGCAGCGAATCACGGTGCTCTTTCTCCTGGTGAAGTCTGCGACCATTCGCGGCAATCGCGGATTGCTGCCGGGTGATGACGTGGTGAGCACGGCGGTGATTCGTGGTGTGACGCGGTTTGTCCGGGCGCGGCAGTAGGCGAAAAAACCGGCGTGGATAGCGTCAGTAGCGCTGGCAGGGATGCGGGGGATTTCGCGCGTGTGGCAGGGTCGGCCACATGCACGGCATCAAACATCATCCACACACGGGAGGCAAGGCAAAATGAGCCTTTGCGTGTTGGAAAGATTGCAGCGCGATGTGTGGCAGCGGCTTCTCGCCAGCGCGCCGCTCGCGGAGGTGAGCATCGTGCTTTCCCGTCCGCGTGTGAATGCGGCGGGTGTGGCTGTGACCGATACGGCGATTCAACAGACTTTGAACGGCGCTTTGAGCGGTCTCGTGAAACGCTCGGGAAAATCCGGCGCGGCTATCGAAGTGCAGATGCCGAACTTCCGCACCGAGGACAGGAACACGGCCGGCATGCTCGGCAGTGTGGAAATTCCCGTGCTCGTGAGGGAGAATCCGCTGCTCAATATGAATGCCGACAACGGCACGCTGCTTTCTGCGGAGAGCATCGCGCTGCTTGTCCTGGCTGAACTCCACGGATGGAGCAAAATCTCCAAGAGCACATCGGCGGCTCGCGAGATGACGACGGATAAAAACGCGATTCAGCCCATCGCGACGGAAGACGGATTCGTGACATATCAGCTCGTGTTCGTGCGGATGGAGCGGCTCGCCAATCGGCAGCGCTGTGCGAATCCGGCAATCAGCTTTTCCGCAGGCTCGGCAACGCTCACGTGCGCGACGAGCGGCGCGACGATTCGCTACACGCTCAACGGTGAATATCCCGGCGTGAATGCCGACAGCGGCGGCGAGGACATTCCCGGTGTCTCGACTTACACCACGTCGGTCGCGGTCGCGAGCGGTGAAACGCTGCGCTGCGTGGCGAGCAAGGCCGGGCTCGGCGACTCCGATGTGATCGAATACACTGCATGAGCGACGCCACTGCACAACCGCAACCCGAGGTGCGCCCCTTTGTCGGACGCAACGAACTCGCCAAGCTGGAATTCGCGCTTTCCGATGGCAACTGGCACCGCGCAGCAACGCTCGCTTCGCAGGGAATCAACGATCGTCTCGCCCGCGCCATCGCGGAGGAAAAGCCGGGTCTCTTCATCACGGGCAATCTCGGCTACAAGCTCACGGCATTTGCGAGCGTGGCCGAAATCGAAGCCTCCGCAAAACGCCTCGCCTCGCAGGCCGCGAAAATGAAGACGCGGGCGGACCTCCTTTTTTCCATTGCCGCCGAGCGCGAACGCGCATCCGCAGCCTGACCCTTTCAACAGCCATTAAACCATGATTCCAGACCTCGCATCCATTCTCGCAAGCGCCGCCATCGTCGTCCTCGATGGCGTCACCATCCGGCCCAAGGCGGGCGTGACGTTCAAACCGATTCGAAGCTCATTCGATGTGACCTCCGGCACGATCGGCCGCGTCGGCACGCGCATCAACGAAACTGGCGCGGAAATCTCGTTCACTCCGGACGGCTATTTCACCGATGCCATCGCGCAGGCGCTGCATCCATACAAGTCCGTGGAAATCGGCGGCTCGCTCGCAGCGGTGCGCAAGGTCGCATGCAGCAACATCAACACGAGCACGGATGTCATCACGGATACCTCGCACGGCTACTCCACCGGGCAGGCGGTGCGCATCTCCTACACCTCCACCGCGCCGACCGTGACAGGCGGATTCCCGCGCACCGATACGCTCTATGTCCGCTCTGTGAGCACGGACACCTACACCCTGCACACGAGCAGCGCAGGCGCGACAAACAACACGGGCAAGGTGGACTTCACCGCGCAGGGCACCGGATACCTCGTGGTGGCCCGGATGCGCACGCTCGTCATTCACTGCCAGATTGGTGTGAAGGTGACGTTTCACAACGTGATGGTGACGCAGATGCCGAACCTGCGGCTCTCCGCGGGTGAGACGATGTTCCAGCAAGTGACCATCAAGGCGTTTCACAAACATGGCGAGAGTCCGACCACGGGCACGCTGTTCACGCTCACGGATGCGGCGTTCACCGATGCGGCGATTGATGAGGACAATTATTCCACCGTGTCACCAAGCGTCCAATGGGGTTCCACGGAACCGTTTGACGATCTGCCGGTGGGATCGAGTGTGGAGATTGATTTCACGCTGAACACCACGGAAATGACGGCGGACGTTTCGCGAGTCGCGGGGCTGATGCTTTCGAGCATCGCAGCGACGGCGAAAGTGAGCGCGCCGGGGCTTACATGGGCGGAGACGCTTTCCATCCTCCAGGCCGAGGGTGCGCGCGGAGCTGCCATCACCGAGGCTCTGCTTTCCATCGGCGCTGGCAATGCGGTGTTCAACATGCGCGCCGTTCTGGAGCCTCCGGACCTCGCGGCATCGGCAGAGCAGAGCATGGTGCAGCCGGTGACGTTCTCGCTCGTGCGCGGTCACACGGATGGCATCCCGTCCGCCTGGTATACGTTCTACCGCGACTAACCCCGAACCTCTGCCGATTTATGAAAACCGTAGAACAATTGCTCAAATCGAAAGGCCGCGAAGTGATGGCGGACAGCTCGCTCCAATACCTCGCCAAGCGCGGGGAACTGATTTCGCCCATCGTGGCGGAGTGCCACACACAGGCCGTCGCCGCGCTCGGTGCCGATGCCGGGGCCGATGCGCTCGCCCGTCGCACGGCCTTGCTCGTGCTCAAGCGCATCGCGCACGTGCCCGGCACGCCGACACCCGAACCGCAGCCGGCCGCGGAGGAGCAGCCGGGGCATTTCACACAGCCGGGCGGCAACGAATAAGGCGCGATGATTCGCATCGAGTTCAACGGCGAGACGATTGGAGACACGGCATCGGAGACGATGACGCTCCAGGCTCCGCTGCGGTTTTCCGCAGGGGGCGCGTCGGAGATTGTTGAGCTTGTGGCTGCGGATTTCGTCGAAGCGTTTTCGCGGGGAAACAAAAGCATGACGGTAAGCTTCACCGTGATGCACGAATACGGGAGCATCGCGGAGGCCAGCATCGCGCTCGCAGAACGCGATCGTGACATGGAGCAGCAGGCGACGCTCGATTACATCGTGGACGATGGCTCGGAAGTCGTGACGCTCCGGATGAAAAACGCGGTGCGCAAGCCGGTGGATGGCATCGCAAATGGCGTGTGCGTGGTGTGGCAATACAGCTTCACAGGCGCGCGCTTCGTGCGCGTGGAAAGCGCGGCGACGGTCGCGGATTACGACGGCGGATTCGCCGACAGCGGCACGCCCTACGACGGCTTTTATTGGGGCGGCGTGTGCGGCGACGGCGCGCCTGCATCCGGCAACTGGTCGCGTGAACTCGTCGGAGACACCTACTGATTTTTTATGCCCGATTTAATGACACAACGCATCGCGGTTCTGACCACGGACCGTCTCGCCGAAACTCCCGACGAGGGACAGCTCGTGTGGGATCGCGAACTCGCACAGCTTTTCTGCGGCGATGGTTCCACGGCGGGCGGCGTGAAAGTGACGGCGGATGATGGATTCGTGCCTCAATACAAGACCGTGGCCGCGAGCAGCAACGCGACGGAAACGGTTTACTGGAGGCCGAAAACCAGCGGGAACACATTGCGCGTGACGGTGGCCGCTGGCACCGGGAGCTACACGAAGCCGATTGTGCTTTCCCGCGAAACTCGCGCCGATGGAGCCGGGAGCGGCGATGCCGTCGCCGAGGGCACGGTGTTTGACCTCTCGATTCTCTTCACCACGACGAGCGCGAGCCGCGTGATTGAGATTCGCGAGAACAGCGCGGGCGGCGATTTGCTGGATACCTTCAACAGTGACACGGAAGGCAACTACTCCGCGACGGCTCGCTACGTTTACACCGGCTCGGCCTGGGTGAAGCTCTTCTCCCAGATTCACGCTGCGTAATTTTTCCACACCATGAAAGCTAAATTCAAAATCATCTCCGTCACTCAAACTGAAGGCTACGAAACGCTGCGACTCTCGCCGGTATGCTCCGACAAATACGGACCGAACGGCGAAAACGAGGACAATGAGTTTGCGCGTTGGACCCCGAGCGGTTCGCTGGAAATCACAATCGCAAATCCGGACCTCATTGGAAAATACAAGCCCGGCCAAACGTTCTACCTCCAATTCACTCCCTGCGCTTCAAAATGAAAACCATCATCCTCTTTTTTCTCTCGGCTGCTTCGCTTTTTGCGCAAGTCACGGGCACAACGGCGCAACCGCTCGCGCGGGATGCGACAACCTACAACCTCAACCGGAGCCGACTCGACATCGGCAGCGGGACCACGCTGAAATTTGAAAGCGGTTCCACGTTCACGCTGGATAATGGCGCTGCGTTTTCTTTCGGCGCGACGGCAGCGGCGGACATGCGGACTGCGCTGAATATCGGCACGGGCATCACGACGTTTGCCGATTCCACGGCGCGCAATGCGGCGACTCCGGCGGCAGCGGGGCAGATCGGAGTGCAGCTCGATGATAAGTCGATTTGGAACGCGAACTCCACGACGGCCGGCGATTGGTCCGGGCAGTTTGGCACTGTCACGCTTCGCAGCGGCAGCGGCTCGGCGGCAACTCCTTCGCTCTCGTTCACCACGGACACGGATTCCGGCTTTTACCGCGCGGCGGCGAATGAAATCGGAGTGGCGCTGAATGGAGCGCTCGCGCACAAATTCACGGGGACGCAACTGCTCATCCCGGACGGCAACGAAGCGACGCCAGGGCTTTCGTTCACGGACGATGCGACCTCGGGCTTTTTCCGCATCGGCGATGATGATGCCATCGGGTTTTCCTTTGGCGGGGTGGAACTGTTTCGCGTTTATTCCGGCGCGACGAATTTCAGCGGCGTGCTCAATGCAGACACGATCGCGGCGGATGTCTATGATGGGGCCGTTTTGACCAATAACGCAGGCAGCGTGACGGTGCCGACGTTTTCTTTGAGCACCGACACGAATACCGGCGTTTACTTCCCAGGAGCGGATCAAATCGCGCTCACGAGCGGCGGCACGCAAAGCGGACTCTTCACGAGCACGCTGGCGACTTTCCCGGCAATCTCCACG